GGGCACCATCCCCCTCTAGCCTTAAGGAGTGTCTCTTGCCTAGCACAAACATCAATGAGTCCCTCGGTGATTTCCGAGGGAACACGTACGAATTTCAGTTTATCAAAAACTGGATTAGGACTCCAAAGTACCGTCAACTGGTTGCCCAGGGAGCGTTGCTCCCGGAAAACTCGTATGATAGTCAATGGCGTCTCGGACGTGCTCCGCTTACGCGGATCTTTGATGGCGTACCGAAGGATAGAACGTTTTTTGCGTTCTACTCTTCGTCGAGTTGGCTAAATGCTTATTCCATTCTAAATAACGACGGTGTCTTCACGGCACCAACGCGACATGGAGGGAATGACATTTGGCGATTCAGTACGCGTTCTCGCACAACTGTGGAGAACCTGGCAGAAAATAGACTCTCGAAAAAGCTCAACAACCGAGATATAGATCTCGGAGTTGCTTTAGGTGAAGCGCGGGAAACCGCTCACTTCATCCAGGGTGCCATGTTGAGTGCTTTCGTAGCCGCCAAGCATGCCCGAAGGGGCAATCTCAGTGGTGTGTTGAAGGCCCTCGGGCTCTCAGCAAACGCTGATCCTAAACTGCAACAGTTTAGGGATGTTCCGGACAAAGTTGCCGGAGCGTGGCTTGGTTACTCCTACGGTGTTCGGCCTTTGTTAGCCGATGTCTTTGGTGCTGTAAAGGCGCTAGAGAAACGACATGAGTCTCCGACTATCATGACGTACCGTGCGACTGAGCTTTGCGAGCTCAATTTCGGACTGCAGACTCCTAGTATATTGACGGATGGTACCATCGATCCTGCATATTTTATGCAGGTGAAAGGTTTTCACAAAGCGTCATCAAAAATGACGTTCTCTGTGGACAATCCGTTTTTGTACAAGTTGTCACAATTGGGCTTAACAAACCCATTGGCAGTCGCGTGGGAGTTGGTAACACTGAGCTTTGTCGTCGACTGGTTTATTCCGATCGGCGCTTGGATCAATGGACTCGTTCCACCGCAAGGTGTGAGCAATGTTCGTCGGACCGTCACTTGGTCTGGTGAAGTCAACTTTAGCGGCCACCTCGACTTTAACAAGAAGATCGGCTCGAACATTCAAGGTTCGGGCCGGCTTCCTGGTCAGTCGACGAATCGCTGGAAAATACGCTCTGTGAAGAGCACTTTTCCTCGCTATCATCTGGTAGGTGCCACTTTCGATCTTTCACGAGATCAAGTGATGAGTGGTCTATCGTTACTCTGGTCCTTTGGCTCAGGTCGTAAGACCGAAGCTCGCGCTTACTCCGATGCCCTCGCGGCTAGGGAGCGTGCGAATCTCCGTTTGGTGAACCGCACTTCGAAAGAAGTGTGGGAACCTTACGGGCATTTGTAAGAGGACCTATCTCTGGAGTCCCCTGAATGTCTGCAATTGCAAACATCGTGCTGAACGACGCACTGGCAACCCCAGTGGCACACACCTTCGCGCCTGCGAAGACCGTCGCCGACTACGCGCTTCTCGAGGATCGCGTCGCAGGTCTTTACATCGGCTTTAACAAGCTGGTGTTTGATCTGCGGCGTCCCAAGGGGAACGCGCAAGTCGCCAATCGGAACATCGATCTGGTGATCCGAGTGGAAACTCCCAAGTTGGAGGTCGTGAGCAACAACACGGTTTCCGGCATTGCGCCGGCACCGACGGTTTCGTACCGCCCGGTGGCCGAGTTGAAGTTCACTTTCCCCGACCGCTGCTCTCTGCAGGACCGTAAGGACCTGCAGAAGTACGTGTTGCAGCTGATGTCAAACAGCTTCGTCACGGATGCAGTGGAGAAGTTCGAACTGCCCTATTAAGGGTAACCGAATTTCTGACTCGAATGAGTCGCTTGAGAGTTAGTCTGTGTCACATAGCTCTGGATGAATTTCCTGAGCTTCCTCAAATGAATATTAAGGAACTGCTATCATGAATAAGCGTTACGCTTGCCTCTCCGTTTCCACTCTTTCGGATGGAAACTTCGCTGCCTGTCTGAAAATTCGGATGTCCTCGCGGACGTCTGAAGATCTGATTGAGCAGGAGAACATCCATTGGGCTGCAAGCTCTTTGGATGAACTCGTAGACAAGATCGTGGCCTCTTCTGGGCAGATCCTTGTTATTCTGAGCGATCACGACTTTTGGATCCCGATCCCACTTGGAATGTGGGCTGATTTTTCGACCCCTTGGATACAAGCTTCAACACTTGTATCCTCGGGGAAGCATCATCAGATTCTGCCCGCGCTGTTTGACGAGTATTCGAATCAGATGCTGGATAGCATCTTCAGATTCGTTAACGACATCAAGCATTACGGCGAAATTCGGAGCTAAAAGTTGAGATCGGACACTGCAGGCGCTCGTGTGCGAAAGCCACGTCACGCTCGCCGTCCTCTCTCCGAGCAATTGGAGAGGGCTAAGCGAAGCGGAGCCTTCAGCCTGGATAGGTTGAAGTGCCGGGTCTCAGCCTCAGACCTAGCCCCCAGAGTGTGGGAGAGTCTCAATACCCCCGTAAGTCTGTCGTGTTATCTCATGTGGAAACATGGGGAACACGCGCAGCTGGCGGAGAAAAAGATAAACTCCCAGCACTACAAAGACCCAGCGAAGTTCTTCCTAGACTACCAGAGTGTAAATCTCTTAGCCAAATATCCGTTCCTGGAAACAGGGATAGATACAGAGGCGGTAGCACGAAAGAAGTTCCTAGCTGCTGAAGTGAAATGCATGAAGGTGAATGCACGTTTTCGGGAAAGAGAGTCGGGGTCGTTATTCGCACCCCGCGTTGAACGCATCATTTCTGCTGCGCAACGTAAAATCGCTCTCATACTCGGTGACGTGCCTAGCCTTGAAGCAATGGACTTCAGGTTCGGTCCAGGGGCAACGTTTGGTGTGCGCGGCGAAACATCGCCGTACAATAAGGTCATTGCTGACCTAGAGTGCACCGACGCAATGACTGTGGGGCTCGAGGAGTTTCTCCAAGAGTTTCCTGGTTGGATTGAGCCAGGCCTGCACGAGGTAAAACTCGTGTTTGGATCACAGTTAGCCTTTGTCCCCAAGAACGCTACCACGGACCGACCCATTTGCATTGAGCCGCTATTAAACGGCTTGATGCAGAAGGGGATCGGAACGTGGATGCGAAAGTGTTTAAAAAGGATCGGGATAGATTTGGACGACCAATCAGTCAACCAAGTACTAGCCCTGCAAGCCATCGTGAAACGGCTTGCAACCGTCGACTTTCGGTCGGCGTCCGACACAATCGCATATCACGCAGTTCTAAATCTGCTCCCCATAGAATGGGTTGCTTTTTTAGATCGTTGCCGCAGTCCCAGTTACTGGGACGGCAAACATTGGGTAAACTTTCACAAGTTTTCCTCAATGGGCAACGCGTATACCTTTGAACTCGAGACCCTGATCTTCTACAGCATTGCGAAAGCGTGCTGTGATGAATTAGGGATTGAGTCGACTGTTCGTGAGAACCTGTCGGTATACGGGGATGATGTTATCATCCCGGCGGAAGCGTTTGACCTTTTCCAAGAGGTCACTGGTGTAATCGGTTTTGACATAAACACGGAAAAGACCTTCAGAGAGGGTCCTTTTTACGAGTCATGTGGTCACGATTACTTCAGCGGGGAACTTGTACGTCCGTTCCTGTGGAAACGTAAGCTAGATAAACTTACGCAAGCCTTCTATGCCGCAAATACAATTAAACGCATCGCCAAGAGGTGGAATACTCTCATCCGTAAGGATGGGTGCGCTCTGCCTCTTTTGGATGTATATAATCGTGCTGTTGGCGGGATTCCTTCCCGATACCGTCGGAAGGGTCCTGAGGGCTTTGGAGATGGTCACCTCATCAGTGACTTCGATGACGCCGCGCCTCCGCTCGCAAGAGACGGATGGTGTGGATTTGTCTTCGACTCCTTCCAGGAACGTGCCATCCTCCACCGCCCAAAAGGCGACAGTGGAGAGTGGCCCGCAGGCTATGCGCTTTATTGTGCAATGTCTGCGTCCCAAACGTGGGATCGTTCAGTGCCCCGAGATTCAGATGTCCGGGACCTTGCGCTTTGGGCCGGCCGAGTTGCAAAACTCGGTCAGCCAAAACGCGCAGGGGGACACGGGTCTGATTCAAGGGGATACTCGATACGAGGTCGTACGAGAATAAAGAAGGTACGCACGTTCTGTCCCTCGGGAGAGTGGACAGACATGGGTCCCTGGATGTAAGTCCAGGTTTTCCCTCTTTGGGTGGAGTCTAAAGTTTTAGACACAAAACGTGAGGGGTTGTCCGAC